ATTAAAAAAGAACGATTAGATATACGTACCATGAACAATAAGAGAATCAAAGAAGTATTAAAAAAATTGCGATATAATAAATATTATGAACATATACCATTTATTAAAGATAAATTAGGAATAAAACCACCTATTATGAGTGCTGAATTAGAAATAACATTATGTAATTTATTTATGGACATACAAGCACCTTATGCTAAATATTGCCCTGATTATAGAATAAATTTTTTGAATTATTACTATACTGTTTATAAATTATGTGAACTTCTCGATCAACAACAATTTTTACCATATTTTCCTATGCTAAAAGATAGAGAAAAACGTATAGAACAAGATGTTATATGGAAAAATATTCGCGATGATTTGGATTGGGAATTTATTCCAACAGTATAATTTCCGACAGTATAATTTTAAAAGTATATATAATTCCAAAATTATATATAATATTTATTTATGTTTGCTAATACTTCACATAATTTTTATTTATTTATTAGCTTTTATTTATTATGTTAAACTTTTATTTAAATTCTAGGGAAACCGACTAAGTTTGCACCAATACCGAACCCTGCACCCGAACGTGCGTTAACACCCATGCTTGGTACGTAAGTATCCAAAATGCTAAAAGTGGCTGCAGCCGTTAGTGCAATAAGAGCGATTTCATCTAAATTGAGAGAACGCTTAGGAATTGCAAAAGCAGCGATAGCTACCATTAAACCTTCAACTAAATATTTAATTGCTCGTTTGATTAATTCGCCAACATCAATGCCAAATTCCATATTATATTAAATATGAAGAAAAAAATATCTTGTAATAAAATAAATTATTTAATTAAATATATGTTGTTAAATTTACTTAAATATATTAATTAATTTAATAATAAAAAGTATGAGTTCCCTAAACGCCAGTAGTTCCCTAAATACAAGTAGTTCCCTAAATACCAATAGTTCTTTTGAACGGATTCATAATAGCGATGGATCTCCTAATTCAAAGTATGTGGATGTTCTAGATGAAGATAAACCTATTGCAGGACAAAAATTTTCTTGCATTTCTTTCATTTCTCCTGAAAAAATTATTAAAATGAGGGAATTGTTTTTCTTTGAAAAGTTCCTAAAGCAATGGGATTTTAGTAAATCCTTAGAAGCTTATACACATTTTTTACATTTTTTAGCCTATAAGTATTCCTTAACTTTTGAAAACCTAGAAGCAGATTTACAAGAGTTCTGCAAGGATGAAAAAGAAAAGTTATGTGTTTCTTCATTAGAAGATGATTATAAGAATTATATTGATACACACGAAACTGACCTAGAAAATCAGTATAATACCTTAAATAAGTTTCAAACAAGTGTTCGTGGTGTGAAGATTCGCGGAAGTTATCCAACTCAAGAAGAAGCTGAATTACGCTGCAAAATGTTGCGAGAGGTAGATCCAAATCATGATGTTTATGTAGGTCCTGTTGGTATGTGGATGCCATTTCATCCTGAGGCCTATAAAACTGGACGAGTGGAATATTTAGAGGAAGAACTTAATCAACTCATGCATGAGAAGCGTAATAATGAGACTTATGCAAAGTCGGAATTTGACAAACGTATTCGGGAAACTAAGGAAAAGGCGATGGAGGATAATAAGAAGAAGGCTCTAGAAAGTGGAAATGTGTTGACTCAAACTATTAATGCTGACGGACAATTGGTTAGTGTTAAAGATATGAATACGAGCGAGTCTAGGTTGTCTGAAACTTCTACTATTTCAGATATTCGTCGCGAATTGTTTGAAGGAGAGAATATTGTGATTGATAAGACATCGGATCATGGTCTTGCTAAGATTGCAGAGCTACATATGAATGATAATGATGAGTAAATGTGTTAATATGCAAATGTGTTAATATGCAAATGTGTTAATATTATAGATAAAATTGATTTTTATATTTATATAGTATAGTATGGCATCTCATTCAAAAATGGCTGGTCCAAAGAATTGCAATATGAAAACCTGTGGAAAACGTTTAACTTTTATGGAACAAACTACTTGCAAATGTAGTAAATGTGATAGAAATTACTGTACGTTGCATCGTTTAGCGGAGAGTCACGAGTGTTCTCATAATTTTAAAGATAACTTGAATAAAGATAAGTTTATAAAAGATAATAAATGTGTTGGAGAGAAATTAATTAAAATATAATATCATATAATATCGTAAACATATAGTATCGTAAACATATAGTATCGTAAACATATATAAGGATTTTTTCTTATATATATTAACTATTATGGAGGTAGATACAGAAGCTATCGATACTTATTTGAAACATTATACTTTTATTAATTATAATAAAGGAGAATATCAATCAGGGAATAGTTGCATGAAAGACATTAAGTCAAAAGCAAATGCCTTAGCGCATATACCAGACAACGCAAAGTCCGTGCAAATCTGTTACGAGGCAGTTACACATAATGGAATGGCTTTGCGATATGTTCCTGATAACTTGCGTACTGAGGAAATTTGCATCAAAGCTGTAGAGAATGAAGGCTTAGCCTTGCAGTATGTTCCCGATCGATTTAGATTAGAAGTATTATGTCTGGCAGCAGTAAAAAATAATGCATATGCTCTGCAAGATGTGCCTTATCGTTTGAGAACTGAAGAAATGTGTTCTTTTGCTGTAAATAAGAATAAGCAGATATTGGAATTTGTACCAGGAAGTACTTTTTAGAAAAAAGTACAACAAAAATTTATTTTTTATGCGAAATAAGTAGATATTACACTATTTTATCCTACCCTCCATCTAAATTTCATATTATCTAAATTTTTTGCTTCACTTTTTGCTACACTTTTTTCTAAAAAGTGTTTACCACTTCGACTTCTTCACACTAATCTTTGGCCCTTGTCCTCTTTTTTTCACACTATTAGGATCATACGTATCTTCTTCATCATCCGAATTAAAATCTTTAGAGAGTTCCCAGAACTCTTTAGAACCTAATTTAAAATCCGCATGATGTTCGGCCTTATACCAAAACACTTGATCGTGGAGTTTATTTGATTTGGCATTATTATTAATCACTAGACATTCAAAATTCTCCGTACACTGATCCATGACTTGAGCGAAGGACTCAAATGTCGGAAACATTCCCGCATAATTATCCCAAATACGCTTCCTATTCGAAATATACGGTTCACGTAAGATAAAGACGTAATCAATATTCGTTCGCAAGTTCGGTGGTATACCTAAAGGGTACTGCATCGTAATAATTAACATCACTTTCCAGTGGCGACCGTTCATAAATAGAAGACGCATCATTTTATCACGAGTCCAGGTCGCATCATACAAACAGTCATCAAGGATAACAAATGCACGCGGATCGATATTTGATCTTTTATATTGATCCAATTCTTTTTTAACTTGTTTCAATACAGTTTTCTGTCTTTTTAAAATATTCTCAATAATTGCAGTATTGTATTCATCATGAATAAATAGTTTAGGAACGTGAGAACTATAAAATCCGTTACCGGCTTCTGTGCCTGAGATGACGGTGCCGATGGGAATATCTTGATGATAAAAGAGAAGATCACGGACGAGGTAACTCTTACCAGTATCACGACGGCCTATTAATACTACTACAGGACCTTTATTTTCATCAGGTCTAAAACTAATATGTTTCATATCAAATTTTTTCAGTTCTAAAGTCATTTATATTTATAATACTTTTAGATAATAATGAATGATTGTGCTCCGCGCACTTTTTAAAAAAAAGTGCAGCAAAAAAGCACTTTTAGGAAAAGTGCAGCAAAAACAAAGATTTTAAAAACATTTTTCAAATGGTTAACACGAAGTAGGTTGAGCCAAACTAAACACTAATCGAATATTTAATATATATACAAAACACTTTTTCATAAAAAGTGTGTTTTGGTTCAGTCTACTTCGTTTGAACCTTTTTAAAATCTTTGTTTTTGCTGCACATTTTTTAAAAGTGCTTTTTTGCTGTACTTTTCCTAAAAGTGCTTTTGGTTCAACCTTTTTTAAATCTTTGTTTTTTGCTGCACTTTTTCTAAAAGTGCTTATTAGTTAAAATATCATTATAATAAATATAAAACAGAATTAATGGAGTTCACTTACAAAAAACACGATAACAGTAAATTATTTTTATCTTTAGAAAAATCTGGATTGGGATTAACACATATACAAAACTATATACCCTTGTATAATAATTTTTTTGTATTAACAGAAGCTAACTGGAATAATATTAATCTTAATAATAAAATGTACCTCTATTCTATCCAGAATAAGGAAACAGATAATATTGTAAATGGTATGATAAAAGATATTAATGGTACAACAAAAATCAAAAAACCGGTTTTCTTTAAATATAGTCCTCTTCTTGATCCTCTCAAATATATAATTGGCAAATATGATATTGAGGATACTAATTTATTAAATTTACCTTCATTTACTATTCAAAATAATTTCCACGAGAAGTTAAAGGATGTAAATAACTCAGCCTATGTTGATAGTTTTTTTTCTTATTTAACTAGTACATTATTACATACACACGGTTTTTTACATGGTCTAGATTTTTATGGTTCTTTTCTCTCTATTAAAGAAAATTATCCTGTAAATATTTATGATGATATTGAATACATTAATGATTATGACTTTTTTCATAAGAATAAAGACATCCTCTTTAGTGTAGATGAATCATATGGTAATATGGTTGGAAATGATACACGAAATTATAAACAAAAAATAAATGTATTAAACGAACAAGTATCAATACAATTATCAGATATTTCAGAAATCAATAATACATTAGAACAAAATATATCTGACTTAAAAATAAATAATTTACAACAGATCTCTCCAGAAATTGATGTAGTTGATCTAACTTGTGATACTAAACCAGATGTTATCTATGAAAATTTAATAAGTAAAAAATCTGTATCAACATCTAAATCTAAATCTAGTTCATCTTCATGTTCTTCACGTTCTTCAAATTCATCTATTGAGGATAAATGTGATGAATTAAGTGAAAGTGGCGAAGAAGAAAATGATGATTCTGATAATAATAATTCTGATAATGAGTCTGATAATAATTCTGATAATGAGTCTGATGGATATTCTTCCATAGACGGTGAAGAAGTTATTGTTAAAATTAAACAATTTCCCGTACAAATGATCGCTCTAGAGTGTTGCGAAGATACTTTGAACTCGCTTATTGAAGATGACGAGAACCCTTTAACAGATGAAGAATGGGAATCTATTGTATTGCAGATCCTTATGTCTCTCATTACTTATCAAAACGTATTTAGTCTTACCCATAATGACTTACATGCGAATAATATTATGTATACTAACACAGACAAACAATACATCTATTATAAAGTTGATGATATCTATTATAAAGTACCAACTTTTGGTAAGCTATTCAAAATAATTGATTTTGGCAGAGCAATCTATAAATTTAAAGGAGAGCTCTTATGCAGCGATAGTTTTCATCCTAAGGGAGATGCAGCAACTCAGTATAATTTCCCTCCTTATTTTAATAATAAGAAATCTCTAGTGGAACCCAATTTCAGTTTTGATTTATGCAGACTTGGATGTTCTATTTATGATTATATTATGGAGGATGATTCAAGAGATATATCGCCGATTATGCAAATTATTATAGAATGGTGCAGAGATGATAAGGGAAGAAATATTCTTTATAAGAAAAATGGTGATGAGCGTTATCCTGATTTTAAGTTGTATAAAATGATCTCGCGAAAAGTCCATTCACATGTGCCAATACTTGTCTTACGTAATAGTTATTTTGATAAATTTAAAGTTACTAAGAAGAAGATCCCCAAGGAGAAGAATATTATTAATATTGATGACATTCCGTCGTATTTTTAAGAAACACCCTTTTGTACTTTTAAGAAAAGTATAGAAAAAATACTGTTTATTCGAATTAATTCATATTCAAAAACTTTATAACAAAATTTACCCAACACATATAATTTATAATATTATGCATATTATATAATATGAATAATATTGTGGCTGTTACACTTTCTGATCCAATCGGAATTGAATTACCAATAAATTACTCAACTGATGGTGGTAATACATGGTTACAGCCTGATAATTTTCCAAAGACGTTATTTGGTGCAAAAACAATCAACGGTCAATTAAGTGGAAGAGCAGCAAATGCTGTAGCATATGGTTATGATGAAACAAATAATACTTGTTTTGTAGCAGTTGGAATTGGACCAGGAGTAATTGGTTATTCAAAAGATGGTTCTAGTTGGACTTTATCAAAAACTCCTGCAGAATTATTTTCTTTTCAAAACGGTCAGGGTGGTGGTTCGGGAGGTGGAGGAGGTTATGGAATTTGTTATGGTAAGAATAATGGAGAAAATTGTTTTGTAGCAGTTGGTTGTATTGATATCGCTCGCTCCACCGACGGTGGAAAAACATGGACTAAAACAACGCCAACAAACGGTGGTTTAACATATGGTAATTTATATGGTATTGCCT